TGCAGTACAACATTAGCCCAGATACAATCATTGAACCACAGGATTATACTAATGACCACAGGAAAATACTTGCTAACAGTGTTAGCGTTGATTCTCTTCTTCGGATGGATGTCGATCTTGTTCGTCTTGCCGATCTTAACTGCACACTGACTCCCAACGGCCAGTTCTTCACGAAAGATCGGCATGGGTTCTTGCCTGAAATCATGGAGACAATGTACAATGACCGCTCTGCATACAAGAAGAAGGCTATTGAAGCTAAGAAAGAACTTGAAAAAGAAACCGATCCGTCGAAACGCTATGAGATTGAGAAACGCATTGCGAGGTACAATAACCTACAACTTGCGAAGAAGGTATCTCTCAATTCAGCTTACGGCGCCCTCGGCAACCAATACTTCCGATACTTTGATATTCGACAGGCTTCAGGTATCACCACGGCCGGTCAGCTTTCTATTAGATGGATAGAAAACAAGATCAATGAGTATCTAAATAAGCTGTTGAAGACAGAGGAGCAGGATTATGTCATTGCATCAGATACGGACAGCATTTATCTCTCACTTGATCTATTGGTCCGCAAGACTATTGTTGAGCAGAATGCAAATGCAGGAACGAAACAGATTATCGCATTCATGGATAAGGTCTGTGATAATCGCATTCAACCGTTTATCGACAAAGCTTATGCTGACCTTGCTTCATATGTTAACGCCTACGCGCAAAAGATGCAAATGAAGCGCGAAGCTTTGGCTGATAAGGGTATCTGGACAGCCAAGAAGCGTTACATTCTAAATGTCTATAACAACGAAGGCGTTGAGTATGCGAAGCCTAAGATTAAGGTCATGGGTCTCGAAATGGTCAAGTCTTCAACGCCATCTTTCTGCCGCGATAAGCTGTGGGAAAGCATTGACGTTATTCTTTCTGGTACTGAAGACGATGTTATTGAATTCATCGAAAAGACAAAGAAAGAGTTTAAGTCTACTGACATTCCCGAGATCGCATTCCCGCGCGGCGTGAATGGGCTAGAGAAGTTCCGCAACAAGAGTGGCACAGGTCTGTATGAGAAGGGCTGCCCTATTCACGTTCGCGGATCTTTGATCTACAATTCACTAATCGTAAGCAGAAAGTTGTCGAAGAAGTATCAGTCAATCAAAGAAGGCGAAAAGATCAAGTTCATCTATCTGATTGAACCAAACACTATTCAGTCTAACGTGATATCATTCCCTCAGGTTTTGCCGAATGAGTTTGATATCAAGAAGTATATCGATTATGACACTCAGTTCGAAAAATCGTTTGTTGAGCCGTTGAAGATCATTCTCGATAGCATTGGTTGGAAAACTGAAAAGGTAAGTTCTTTGGAGGACTTCTTTGCATAAATAGAAGATGAAACAAAATCTTCTAAACTACCTAGTCTTTCTAACAGGGCTAGCAATATCGGCTGTGGCGGCTTATTACTCTATAATAGGCCTCACAGCCATTTTTGCTGGTGCATTCTGGCCAGTTGTCATCATGGGCACAGTGCTAGAGATTGGCAAACTCGTTGCCGTATCTTGGCTCTACAACAATTGGAATCACACACCGTTTCTCATCAAATCATATCTCACTGTAGCTATTGCGGTACTCATGCTGATCACAAGCATGGGCATATTTGGCTTCCTATCAAGAGCGCACATAGAACAAACACTACAACTGAACACTGGTGTTAGCAGTCAGATTGAAATCATAGAAAACGATATTAGATTCCAAGAAGATCGTATCGCCGATTTGGATAAACAGATCAAAGTCATCGATGATTCCATTTCAAAGATGATTGAAAAAGGGCAAACCAAATCTTCTTTGCAAGCGGCCAAACAACAGAAAGAAACAAGACAAGCTTTGGTTGATGAGAAGAAGTCTGAAGTTGATAAGCTTGGTCAGATAAAGACTGAAAAGGTCAAACTGGAATCGGAATATAAGAAGATAGAAGCGGAAGTTGGACCAATCAAATATGTAGCCGAGTTGATATATGGATCAGATGATGAAGTAATACTTGACAAAGCTATCAGGTTTGTTATAATCATTCTCATATTCGTGTTTGATCCTTTGGCAGTTCTGTTGCTGATTGCGTTCAATATATCCATGAATAGAAATAGGAAAATGGAGTTCTTAGATATGGGGTCGTTTTGATGAAGAATTGTAAGTGTGAAGATAAGCCGTACGTAGACAAAGCCACGCGCCCGTGGGGCAGTTGGTCTGTGCTTGATGTTGATCAGGGTTACAAGGTCAAGCGTCTTGAAATTCTTCCTGATCAGGCCATCTCACTTCAATACCATAATCATCGTTCTGAACATTGGACGATAGTGCAGGGTGAAGGCAAGGTTATCGTTGACGGTAACATCTTCGCCGTGAAGAAGGGCGAATCATTCCATGTTCCTCGTCTTTCTATTCACAAGGTCACGAATACTCACCTAACTGAAATTCTCATAGCGATTGAGGTTCAGATGGGCGATATATGCAGCGAAGAAGATATCGTTCGCTGCTAAATACCTCGCTACGGAGATTCGTAGCAATCAACATAATATAGGAGATACTATATGTCTATTTTTGCATCTCTACTAAAGGAGACTGGTAATGAATATGCTGGCATCGCGGATGAAGGAGTCGAAGCGGGTGACGTTACTGGTTTTATTGGGACTGGTAGTTATAGTCTCAATGCTCTACTATCTGGTTCTATATATGGTGGCTTACCTGCTAATAAAGTTACTGCCCTTGCTGGCGAACCATCCACAGGAAAGACCTTTTACGCAATCAACATTGTCCGCCAGTTCCTCAGAGACAACGCCGAAGGTTTCGTCTTCTACTTTGAGTCCGAATCTGCTATATCTAAACAAATGCTGGCAGATCGTGGAGTTGACACCAAGAGAGTTGCAGTTGTGCCAGTCGCAACTATCCAAGAGTTTAGAACTCAAGCCGTAAAAATCCTCGACAAGTACATCGAAGACAAAGACAAGAAAGAAAGGCCGCCGATGCTTTTCGTTCTTGATTCTCTTGGCAATCTTTCTACTGACAAAGAGATGGCTGACATTGCTGACGGCAAGGACACGCGCGACATGACCAGAGCCCAGCTTGTTCGTGGCGCATTCCGTGTTCTCACTCTCAAGCTCGGCAAGGCCAAGGTACCGCTCATTGTTACCAATCACGTTTACGATGTAGTTGGTTCTTATGTGCCGACGAAGAAGATGGGCGGTGGTTCTGGTCTTGAATATGCTGCATCTACGATTCTGTTCCTGTCCAAGAAGAAGGACAAGGACAAGGACGGTGGTGTGTCTGGTGCTATCATCACGGCCAATCTCAAGAAGGCTCGTTTGACGATTGAGAACAAGAAAGTCGAAACTCTGCTAGACTATGCAGATGGCCTTGACCCATATTATGGGCTTCTTGGCTTGGCCGAGAAGTTTGAGATTATCAAGAAAGTATCAACACGCTATGAGTTGCCTGACGGAACAAAAGCGTTTGAGTCTGCTATTCTAAAAGATCCTGAAAAGTATTTCACAAAGGATATTATGGATCAGATTGATGAAGCATGTAAGAATGAGTTCCTTTATGGTAAGTCCAATGTAACTGATGGAGAAGAAGAATGATTATTGGTAAAGATTATCGTCTGAGAGATGATTTGTACGAGGAAGATAAGACTTTACCGATTGAGTTGTTGACTGGGCCATATCAAGGTGTTATACTGCGATATACTACGGTAGCCATCAAAGAGATGGAGAACGATCAAGCTAAGATGATTTTCGACTATGAACTCCTTGAAATGGGCAATCATACCGAAACATCACTTCGAAAAGATATCAGATTTACTGAACACGCGGGCCTAGTCCTTAACACAATGATTCTTGAAACCTTAGAGGAACAGAATGCAGCTAGAGAAAACGATTCTACTGAATTTATTGAGGAATGAAAACTATACTCGCAAGGTATTGCCATTCATCAAGCCTGAATATTTTACTGTAGAAGCGGATAGAATTCTTTATACTGAAATCCAAAACTTCATTCTCAAGTACAATACGCCGCCGACAAAAGATGCTCTACTGATTGAGATTGATGCACTTAGAAACATCAAAGAAGATCAAGTCAGAGATATCAAGAT